TTATCAAAGAACGATTGGCGGTTCCGTACACTGGGCAAAATAAAAAAGAAATAGCTGCTGCACAGGAAGCTAATCGTCTTGCTCTTGTTAAAGAAGGAAAGCTATGACAGCGTGGTCTTACAGTAAGGTTAATACCTTCAAGCAGTGCCCCAAAAAGTATTACCACCTGAATGTTAAGAAGGACGTGAAGGACAGAGGCAACGCTGCTACTGCATACGGCAGTAAAGTGCATAGTGCTGCTGAGAAATATATAAGGGATGGTAAGCCACTCCCCAAAGAATACCGCTTCATCCAACCTACGCTCGATGCTTTCAATCGAATAGAAGGTGAGAAGCACTGCGAGATTAGGCTTGGTGTAGCAAGAGAAGGTGACGAATTTAGTCCCTTGGACTTCTGGGATAAGAATGTTTGGTACCGAGGTATAGCTGACCTGCTCATAATCAACGGAGAGAAAGCTTATCTGATTGATTACAAGACCAGTAAGACTGCGAACTATGCGGACACTAAACAGTTAGACTTACTTGCAGGCGCTGTGTTTATAAACTTCCCTGAAGTTAAGAAGATTAAATCTGCATTGTCATTCGTGGTGTGCGATGGCTTTGTAACTAAAGAGCACACGGTAGACATGTATAAGTCCTATATCGGTGTGTTTGATGAAGCACTTGAACGTATTGAAGTGGCAGGTAACGAAGGCGTATGGAACCCGATAGACGGGCCACTGTGTCGATTCTGTCCGGTGACTAGCTGCGAACATAATAGGAAATAAGATGCACGGAAACGAGAGTCACCCTGATATAGAAAAGTATATAACTGACGACGAGTTAGAGTTTGAATGGGAGTATCCTTTCGGGGCGGGCCTCGCGATGAAAGTTCGTATAAACAAAGGTGACTATAAAACCGAAGCAAAAGTTGGAATGGAAATAGCCGCCTATGGTGGATATTACATGGATGTTTATGGAGACTTTGGATACGAAAGAAAACAAATATTAGAAAACGTTGAAAAAAATATTATTTGCATAGAGGGCGGATGGGAAAAACACGACTTTATACAAGCTATGCTTAAGCTAGCCTTATTTTTAAGACTAAATGGTTACCGATTAGATGGTGAAACAGATGAAGAAACGCAACTACAAGAAAGAATATGAAAACTACCAAGGCACTGAAGAACAAAAGAAGAAACGTGCCAAGCGTAATGCTGCTCGACGCAAAGCAATGAAAGAGGGCAAGGTTAAGAAAGGTGACGGCAAGGATGTAGCCCACAAGAAAGCTATGGATAAAGGTGGAAAGAACTCTGACGGTACTAGAGTAGAGAGTAAATCACGGAACCGATCCTTTAAACGGGACTCTAAAGGTAATCTAGTGTCTGAAACCAGTAAGCGCGAGCGTAAGTCTAAAAAGTGAAAGTAGTCAACGATAGAGCCATTGTGCTCAAGACAAAGCGTCCTCATCTGATTACCGAACGAGTAAGGAACTACAAGATACTCAAGGAAGAGAAGGGCGTATACAAGATAGCTATACCGTGGGGACTGAATGAATCTCAGGTGCTAGCTGATTTAAAAGTAAAGGAAGTGCCTTCTCCTATGACACGGGACTACCAGTTTACCGGTAGGTATGAACCTTTTGACCATCAGAAAGAGACAGCTTCTTTTCTTACCCTACACAAGAAAGGCTTCTGCTTTAACGAGCAAGGCACCGGAAAGACCGCATCTGTTATATGGGCAACTGATTACCTGATGCAGCAGGGTCTGATAAACCGAGTGTTGGTTATCTGCCCTCTGTCTATTATGAAATCAGCATGGCAGGAAGACTTGTTTAAGTTTGCGATGCACCGCAGTTGCTCTGTAGCTCACGGCACCTCAGCCCAACGGAAGAAGATACTCAAAGCCGGTGCCGAGTTTGTCATCATCAACTTCGATGGTGTGGCTGTGGTCAAAGACGAGATTATGAAGGGCGGCTTCGACATGATTGTTGTGGATGAAGCTAATGCCTACAAGAACGCGCAGACAAACCGCTGGAAGATACTACGAGACATAAGTGCAGACGTACCGTGGCTTTGGATGCTTACTGGTACTCCCGCAGCACAATCACCCGTTGATGCGTTTGGTTTAGCCAAGCTAGTCAACCCAAAGGGCGCACCTAAATACTTTGGTCAGTTTAGAGACAAGGTGATGTACAAAGTCTCACAGTATACGTGGCGACCGAAACCAGATGCGGACAAGACGGTGCATGAAGTGTTGCAACCTGCGATCAGGTTTGAGAAAGATCAGTGTCTTGACCTTCCTCCTGTTACTTATATAGACAGGGAAGCACCATTGACCAAACAACAAGCCGCTTACTACAAGCTGCTGAAAGACCGCATGGTAATGGAAGCTGATGGGGAACAAGTCACTTCCGTCAACGCAGCGACTAACCTGAATAAACTCCTGCAAATATCTGGCGGGGCTGTGTACTCCGACGATAAAGAAGTCATTGAGTTTGATGTAAGCAGTAGATTAAAAGTAATTAAGGAAGCTATCGACGAGTCATCTAACAAAGTGCTGGTGTTTGTACCATTTACCCATACGATAGAATTACTAAAAGACTTTCTTACCACTAGCAAAATATCTTGCGACGTTATATCTGGTAAAGTTTCTGTAAACAAACGCAGCAAGATAATCAAAGACTTCCAAGAAACAGATAAGACTCAGGTGCTTATCATCCAGCCACAGGCAGCGTCACATGGTTTAACCCTAACCGCTGCTAACACAGTCATCTGGTACGCTCCTGTTACTAGCGTAGAGACATACTTGCAAGCTAATGCACGTATCGATAGGCCGGGACAACACAACCCAATGACTGTAATTCACATACGTGGTAGTGAAGTAGAGACTCGCCTATACAATATGTTGCGGTCTAAAGTGGATCACCACCACAAGATAATCGATTTGTACAAACAAGAAATAAATACTTGACACTGTAAAGCGTACAAGTAAACTACTCCTCCCCACCAAAAAGGAGGAGCGATGAAAGATACACCTGACAAACTAGCCGCCATCTACATCAAGATGCGCGAAGCTATACAAGAGAAAGAAGAAGAAATAAAAACTATAAAAGCGCAGCAAGAAAAAGTTACTCAAGAAATGTTGGCCTTGTGCGAAGAACAAAACATTGATAGCTTGAGAACACCTGCCGGTACTATTTCACGTCGTGTGCGTACTAGTTACTGGCCGAGCGACTGGGATAAGATGCACGCTTTCATTAAAGAGAACGATGCGCTTCACTTACTTGAGAAGCGTGTACATACCTCTAACATGAAAGAATACCTAGAAGCTAACCCTGATGTAGCACCTCCGGGTCTACAGACAAACCGTAAGTACACAGTCTCTGTACTTAAGCCACGCAAGAAGTGAATAGACTTCAGATACAGGACGGGTGTTTTATGCACCCGGATACCTACGAGCCTCTGCGCTCTATAGAAGTTGTAATCACGGACAGCGGGACGTTATCGAGGAACTACTACGAAGATAACAAGCTTGCTTGTTGGTCGTTCGACTGCGACTTTCCAGATGCAGCGGTTCCTAACAAATTAGCTAGTCGCTGTCTTGATTGCGACAAGAGCATAAAGACCGGAAAGAATGCAGGAGGAGCACCTTGTAAATACTTTAGTACGATCAAGGTAGCTTTTCTGGGAGAGAACTCTCTCTACGAAATCAGACTAGGTGCATTAAGTTTGTTTTCCAGAGATGACAACAGGATGAATCTATACAAGTACATAGAACATCTTGAGCGTAACCGAGAGCACGTCGGTAATGTGCTAACCGAAATATATTTTGTTGAGCATCGTGATTTCCACAAGATGTATTTCAAACCGGTTCGACCTCTAGCGGAGGAAGAACTTGCAGATGTACAACAGCTTAGTGAAGCTGCAACTGAAGAAATAAATCCCTTTAATAAGGAGCAATCAATGGCTAATAAGTCACACATAATCAGAGGCGTAACCGCTCTCTACCCCCGTATCAATCAGCCCTATCACTGGAGCGACAAGCAGAACAAGAGTGTTCCGTGCGACGCTACAGAAGACGGTGCTTCCTACGACCTTAGTTTTGAGATGTCAAAGGCACA